TACCGTCAAATGACGATAGCCCTCAATCAATTGATTGAGAGGCACGCCATTGATGGACATATTGTCACTAGGCTCGAAAGCCGTGGTATTTCCGCCCACTTTCTTCAAACTTCCATAATTGTACATAGCTTTCTCCTTCCTAGTAATGATCCAAAATCAATTCCATTTCTTGGGCGTTCGTGATATCTTCGGTAAATGCGCGATAGGCTGTATTCCCCATTTTGAGCACGATTTCTGCCGTTTGCTGTCCAACAGTTAGTGTACCGCCGTCAAAGGATACAGATGGGTCGTAGGCTGTCAAGCGCCCTAATTCGCCATCTACTGCGCCAAGCTCGCTCTGTAAATTGCCAGCAATGTCTTTCCCTGTAAATGCATCAATCGCCCCTTGGGCCATATTACCTACCGATTTGACGACTGCGCCTGCCTTACTGTTCACCCCTAAGATGAAACCTTCATCTGTGTAAACACCGAATTGTCTGAAAACTCGGGAAGGAGAATGGATTCCGAGCAAACCTTTCGCCCAATCAATCGCTCCTTGAACTGCACCACCGACTGCATCGATCAATGCGCCTGCTGCACTTGTTACGCCGTCAACAAAGCCCATAATCAGATTCCTTCCGACGCTGATCGCACTACTGATGAAATTCCTAGCAGCATTCACTGCGTTGTCAAAACCATTTCTGACAGCCGATACAATCCTTGGCCCGGCATTCGTAACCGTGCTTACTAGATTGTTCCAGCCGTTTGTGACGGTGGATTTGATATTTTCAATCGCATTTGAAATAGCAGATTTGATATTGTTCCAAGCATTTTCAGCTGTTGACTTGATATTGTTTAAAGCATTTGAAATGAAGTCCTTGATAGCATTCCAAGCTGTTTCAATGCCGTTCTTGATTCCGTCCATCACATTGCTGATAGTGGTTTTGATGAACTCCCAAGCTGCGCTAGCTGCTGATTTTATTCCTTCCCAAATTCCTGACAAGAAAGTCGTAATTGTGTTCCAAATCTCGCTTGTTTTTTCTTGAATGATTGTCCAAGCATTTGAAATAGCTTCTTTAATCAAATCAAAGTTGCCTGTCACTAGCCCTACAATAACTAAAAGAATAGCTGCAAAAACTGCTTTAATAATTTCCCAGGCACTAGACCAAATAGACTGAATGAATTCTAATCCAGTTTGAATGAAAGTCCAAATAGTTGTTAAAGTGGTAATCACGGTTTCAGAAATCGCAGTCCATATAGGACCAACAAATGCCATTATAGTCTCCCAAATGGTGTTCCAAGTTGTTTGAATAGTTGTCAAAGCTGTTTGAATGAATGTAGAGATCGCTTCGATACCTGTTTGGACTGCCAACTTGATACCTTCCCAAATTGGCGTTAAAAATGTAATAAGAGCATTCCAGCCTGTATCCCAAATTGTTCCCAACAACTCAAGTACGCTATTAAAAATTTGAACAATTCCATCTAAATATTGTTGGACAACAGACTTTATACCTTCCCAGACTGTACTTGCTACCCCTTTGATAGTTTCCCAAGCTCCCGACCAGTCGCCATCAAGGATTTGCATCACAGCTTTAATAATGCCTAAGATGGCATTGAGAGCTGTTCCAATCACTGTCTTAATGATTCCCCAAACAACCTGTACTCTTGTACAAATTGTATTCCAAACGGCTTCTATAATAGGTGCAAGGGCATTGGTAACTGTTTCAACTACTGTCTTAATAGCGTTCCAAACCTTAGTTGCTACGCTCTCAATTAATTCATGATTTTCGGACCACCAAGAAACAAGCGTGCCCCAAATTTCTGTAACGAAACTAACAGCTTCTTGGATAGCGCTTGTAATTGCAGTTTTAACTGCTTCAAATGCTGAATTGACCTTGTTCCTGAATTCTTCGCTTGTGTTATATACACCCACTAAAATAGCGATTAAACTTGTTATAACCGCAATAACGACTAAAATTGGAGCACCTAGGGCACCAAATGCACTAGCAATAGTACCTAAAATGCCACTCCCACCTTGTAACGCCGTGAATAACGCTGAAATTTTAGAAACTGCGCCTGATATAAAACCAATAACACTTATTAACTTACCAATACCAGCTACAACTCCACCAATAACAGTCAGAACAGGACCTGCTGACACTAGAATTAGACCAAGCCATTTTTGCCAAGGAGCAAGTGGTAGATTATCCCAAATAGTCCCTAGAACCCGTACTACATTGTCTTTAAACGTAAGAATGAAGGTCTTCATGTCAGCTTCGTTGTTTCCAAGTCCGGCTACTAGATTCTCTGCTGCTGCTTTCATAGCTTGAAACGATCCTGAAACAGTTTCACTTGCTTCTTTAGCAGTCGTCCCAGTGATTCCTAAGCGATCTTGTGTAATACCAATAGCTTCAATCAAAGTATGGAAAGGAATGTCTTTAACATTTTCGGCAGTTGCTTCAAATTCTCCGTTTAACACACCTGACTCATTGACGAGTCGTGCCATTTCACTAGCAGTACCACCATAGCCTAGCTTCAAATTGTCCAACATTGTGTAGTTGTCCTTAGCGAACCCCTGGTAAGCGTTTTGGATATCTGTCATATTAGTACCCATTTTATTAGCGTTATCTGCCATCTGTACCAGAGCCTTATCGGCATATTGAGCAGCTTTTGCAGTGTCACCTCCTAGACCTTGCAACAAAGTCGCCGAGAAGGATGTGACCTGTTCCATGTATGAATTGGCAGAAACGCCGGCTGTTTTAAATGCTCTATTGGCATTCTCGATGACGTTTGTACCTTCATCAGCCATGGTTTTATAAAGTCTCTGAGCCTCTTCTCGAGTCATACCGTATTCTTTAGCCAAATTGTTCACGCTCGTACCATTTTGCTTAAATAACGTCTGAACACCTCCGAGACTTTGCTCAAGATCGGCAAAAGATTTCACAACTCCCCCAACTGCTCCACCAACAGGTGTAGTCAGCCCGGCGGTCAAACCTGCGCCTAATTTCATAGCTGACATTCCAACCGTTGACAAACTATTCCCGATTTTTTCAAAACTAGATCCAGTTTGTTGTTTCAAGCTTTGGATTGATGTTTGAGCTTCTTTTAAACCTCTTGAAAAATCAGATACATTCGCCTTCAAGATTGCAGTGACGTCGAAATTTACTCCCATTAAGTTCCTCCTTTCCCTATTTGATTGAGTCTTCTGTTTTTATCAGCCAGACTCATTTTTTGAGTTTTGACTTGTTTGGCATCTTCTTTTTTGAATATCTTTTCAAACTCGTCTTTATGATTGTAAAAATCTTCAAACGTCTTATAGGCTGAACGTGTGCTTTTTCCTTTTCCTTTTGTCGCTTGCACGGTCTGATTAAACCACGCTTGAATTGCAGCATTATACCGTTTGTCTTCTTGTTGTATTAAGTAAGCCATGTTGTATATCTGAAATTCTTCTAACGTAGTTCGTGAAGCCTCTAAAAAGGTCATATCATGCCTTGCTATGAGTAGAGCTATCGCCTCATCATAACTAAAATCTGAACCTTGTTTTTCTCCTACTCGGCTAGGTTCATTGCTTTTTTGAGTAGGGGTGACGCTTTTAACTCTGCCACAATTTCGTTGATTGTCTTGTCATATTCGTCATTGACGATCAAAGCTTCAAGATATTTTTCGATTGCTTCATTGCTTGGTTTTTGTGCTTCGGTTACTGTCCCAGCCTTGATAATATCTACAAACGCCATAGGGTCATTCATAGCTTGTCCTGCGTTAAACAAAGTCATCGCACCATAACCAGTTTTCATTCCTTCGAGTTCAGCAGAATGAAGTCGGTTCATTTCCCGCAAGAATCCAAGACCAAAGCGTAGTGTGTAATCACGTTCTCCAATTTTTAAAATCATTGTCATTTCTCCTTTTTAGTAAAAAAACAAAGGGCAAATAATTGCCCTTGTAAATGCTACATTATAATTAGACCGGCACTCCTGTACCGTCTGTTTCTTTTTCGAGAGTGTGGTAGTTGTATTGCGCACTTTCAACAGCTTGTTTTTGAGTCTCGGTCAATGAATCAGTATGCAAGATACCATTACCGTCAATAGCCACTTCATAAGACAATTCCACTTTGTCATCTGCTGGCGCTGATAATTCAAAGTTTTTAAAATAGCCTTGATAATATTCGACATCGTAGACATCTTTATTTCCTGATTGTTTCTTACTCCCAAGATCAACAACCCAGCACTCAATTTTTTCGTTCGCTTTAAACCACTTGCGCATTTCTTTCCACATGTTGACAGTATCACCGTCCTCACGATAAGCGAGTGATTTAAATTCTCCACTGGTTTCTCCGTCGGAGATTGAGTTAACAACTCCGTCTTTTGTCTTTGTGCTTTCAACTTCCTTCTCTGAGTTGATGGTCAATTCAGATTGAAAACGTACTTTACCCGCATCTTGTTTTGTACGATCCTTGAATCGTCGGAAAAAAGCAATTACGTCTTTCCCTAAAATAAGTTCTGGCATTTATTTCTCCTTTTTAGTGTAATTAAAAGTAAAGTCCAACACGACATGAAGTAACGGTTGGACATCTGTGTTGTCTGGAATAACTTGTTTATCTGTTGATGCATGATTGAAATTATATTCATACCCGTCTTTCAAATGCTTCAACACATTCTCAAGATAGGCTGAAATGTTGTCTATTTTGGCTCTGTGCGCTCGTATTCCGTAAATATGGACGGTTTGCCTTGCCGTTCCTAACAAGTCGTTATTGGGCGTATCTGAGCCGTTATTTTCACCGATATAGACAAACGGATATTTTGCATCAGCTTCAGGCAAATAATCGTATGTATCAACCCTTGCGTCACTGATAGCAAATATCTTTCTAAACAAATCATGATTCGGTGTCATTTAAATACTCCCTTCATTACATTTGTCATGTCTTGCTGAAATTCCGGTTGAATTCTCTCTAACATCGGGCGAAAGTGAGGCTTCCCTGGTTGGAATCGGGTTCCATATTCCTGATAGCCATCGTAGCCTGCTCCACCATGAATATGTGCTTCCATTCCTGGATAAGAGGTCGTAATGTGATCTTTCAAGAAGCCAGTATCTTTTGGCGCTAACTCCTGCGCAATTTTTTTGCCTTTTTCACCATTGTTTTTCAAGACCTTTAAAGATTGCTCGACTGCTCTTGGATGTGCATTAAAAATCGTACTTGTTAGCTTCTCTAAGCCGTGCCATTCAATATTTGCACCCATTTATACCCTAGCCGTCCTTTTTAGCCGTATGGCGCTTTTAGATGCTTCTACGCTATCAATCTGTTCATACTTGAAACCGTCATAGATCGCATACAAGAACGGTTCTTGTTCTTGTTGAAATCTACAGATCATGACTACATCAGAACGATTGCCGTAGAGTTCAAAAACTTTCGCTTTTTGAATAAAATTCACAAAACATGGAACGACTTCGGATTGTTCAGCTTGGTTATCATAACTGTCCGTTTCCGGATTGTACTTTGCAACGCCTTTTCCTCGAACGAGTGTGATTCTGTGTGGAGTTTTCATAAGAATACCACCCGGCCTTTTTCTCGCAAAGAACCATCAAGATTAAAATCTTTATTCAAGATAGCCATGTAAGGTTTGAATAAATTATCCCAGTCTTGATAGGTTACTGAGTAGCCATCCACGGTCTCAGAAGTTACTCCTTCCGAACCCTTGCGCCCATAAAGTTTATAAACTACATTCTCAATCATAAAGTTATATTTAGGATCTACTGCTGTGGTTCCTGTTAAACTTTTGAAATAACTTTCTGCATCATCAACTAAATCTTGTAACAAGTCATTTTCTTTTGAGTCGGCTGGATCAATACCCAACCGACGTTTTATTTTTTCAAGTTGGGCATCATCCATGATTATTCCCCTGCTGCTTCTTCTTCGATTTCTCCAACCGGTTCGTCAGCGGGGAAAACAATGTCTCCTGCCTCACCATTTGATTCGATAACTCCTTTTTTCAAAAGAGCCTTAATACGAGCGTCTGTTACGCTCAGATCTTCTCGAGGATATACCTCGCCTTTTTCATAAAGACGATTATTGTCCTTGGTATCAATGATATTTGTTGTTACAATGTAAGCCATTTAAGCCCCCCTTCTAAACATTTTCAGCAGCAGTTAATTTAGCAAATGCATCTGTCTTCGTGATCATGACTGCGATGTCCATTGTTGCACGAATAGCAATCATTTCCTGTTCAAATAGATTGATAGGCGTACCATCTGCATTCTGAATTGTTGAGATTTGACCTTCTTCTGAAATCTTGTAGTTGATGTTGTAAGGAACACCATAGATCAGATTGTCGAAGTTACCAGCGAGCAAGTCACCTTTCTTGAAATTCTTAGATTTCATGTCTACGGTCACAATTCCGTCAAGCTTGTTATTTTCTTTATCGTAAATCGTCTTCTTGTCACCGTCACGAGCTTCACGAAGCGCAGAACGGTTAGAAACACGAGATACAAATGCATTGATTTCAACATCGCTGTCTAGCAGCTTGTCTTCAAGTTTCAGGATATTATCAAAGTTGATTGGTCCACCGATAACCTTACTTGCATCTTTGGCAGCCTTAGCGACTGAATTTGCAAATGGTGTTTCATGTCCCAAAAGTCCGGCTTCGTCGATTTTAGTGTAGAAAGCTTCAACAATTTGTGGTTTCATATCGTTGAAGAATTTCTCCCAGGTATAATTCAATGCTTCACGAGAAGCAAGAAGGATAATACCAAGCTTGTGAGCTTTAAGTTTAACTGGAATTACTTCAGGTTTATCTGTCTTGATTTTTTCTGTTT